TATCTATGATGGTCTTGCAGAAAAAGAAAGAAAGTTTAAAATAGATAAAGACACCATAGTATTTGTAAGAGCTCCATGTACTAAAAGAAAGGCCTGGTCTAATTTCTTAACACAGTTAGAGAGGGCTGGCGTAGTGTGTGTTAATACTCGTGGCTGCATGGAAATTACATCAGACAAGTATAGAACAAGTTTATATCTTGCAGAAGCAGGATTAAGTCAGCCTAAAACAGTATTAGTGCATAATCAAGAAAAAGCCATAGACGCAATGAAAAGATTAGGCGGTAAATATCCAATTATTCTTAAAACACTTACTGGTTCACTTGGTGTTGGTGTTATAAAAGTAGATTCGGAAAGTTCATTACATTCAACAGTTCAGTTATTATACAAACTTGATCCTAATATGGGAGTACTATTACAACAAATGGTATCTGTAAAATATGATATTAGAGCTCATATTGTTGGAGGCAAATATCATGGTGCCATACAAAGGCCGGTAGTTGCAAACGACTTTAGAAGTAATGTATCACTAGGGTCTAAACCTTCAAAAATAGAATTAACTGATTTAGAAATAGAACATTGTGAAAGAGCTGCAAAGGCGGTAGATGGTTTATGGGTAGGAGTTGATATATTTCCTTCAAAGGATAGAGAAAAAACACCACCAATGTTTATAGAGATTAATTCAACCCCAGGAACAAAGGGTTATAGAAAGGCCACAGGCGAAAATCTTGCCAAAAACATACTAATTAAGTTTAAAAACCGAGATATGTGGTTAAAACCTAATACATATGTTTCCATGTTTAAAGATGACGAAAGTTAGGATAACTTATCGTATAAATAATAGTAGTGAAAATTCGTATTATGAAACATATTAACTAACTCAAATTGAGAGGATAAAGCGATGGCATTTCAAGTATCACCTGGCGTTCAGTTCAAGGAAATTGACAGTACGAACGTCGTACCCGCGGTCTCATCATCTAATGGTGGATTCGTAGGAAGCTTTAATTGGGGTCCAGTAAACGAAATTAGAACAGTCTCATCAGAAGACGAAATGGCTTCTATTTTCGGAACACCAGACCACCTTACGGCTAAATACTTTTTAACTGCAGCATCATTCTTAAAATATGGTAGTTCACTTAAAGTGACTAGAGTTGGTACGGGTCTTTTGAACTCGGCTTCAGAATTCGAAGCTGACGGGACAACTACTAGTACTAACATTCTTATCGGAAATGAAACTGATTATCAAGGAGCCACACTTTCGGGTGTTTGGCAAGGTAGATATCCAGGAGCACTCGGTAATAGTCTAAAGGTTGAAGTCTGTACAGCAGGCGGTGGATTTAGTAGTTGGGCACACAAAGGTAACTTTGAAGGTGCACCAGGTACTTCTCCTTACGCTGGCGAAATACAGTCAGCCTCAGGCGATGAACTTCATATTGTAGTAATTGATGAAGATGGTTTATTTACTGGAACAAAGGGAGAGGTGCTAGAAACTTTTGGTTTCTTATCACAGGCTCTTGATGCAAAAGATATAAATGGATCAGCACTGTATTATAAAGAAGTAATTAATAATAAATCAAACTATATCTGGTGGGGACAACACGATGTTGTTTTGTCTGAGGCAGGATCAACTGTAACAACTGCGGGTAGCGCATTTGCTAACAGTACTACAGTTCTGGCATATTCACTAGAGGGTGGATCAGACGCTACGTCTGTACCTGCAGCTGATATAGTAAGCGGTTTAGATTTGTATACAGATGGAGATACAGTTGATGTATCTTTATTGTTTGCATATCCAGACGCTAACGGCGCTGACGACATTGGCGATAAGCTAATTTCAGTGTGTGAATCAAGAAAAGATTGTATGGCATTTATATCGCCACCAATTGAAGATTCAGTAAATTCAAGTGCACCTACAACTGCTGTACTTGCGTATAAGGCTAGTTTAACAGCATCATCTTATGCTTCACTTGATTCAGGTGCAGTATATGTGTATGATAAATTTAATGATGTATATCGTTGGATTGGTTCTGCTGGTTTATGTGCTGGTTTATGTGCAAATACAGATCAAGTGGCTGACGCATGGTTCTCACCTGCTGGTGTGAATAGAGGTCAACTACTAGGTGTAGCAAAACTTGCATACAACCCAACATCTGCACAAAGAGATGAACTTTATGTAGGTAAAGTTAATCCATTAGTATCTTTCCCAGGACAGGGAACTATGTTATTTGGAGATAAGACTCTTGCTGGAAGAGCTTCTGCATTCGATAGAATTAATGTAAGAAGATTATTCATTGTGTTAGAGAAAGCAATTAGTACTGCCGCTAAGGCACAACTATTTGAGATTAACGATGAATTCACTAGAGCTCAGTTTAGAAATCTAGTTGAACCATTTTTAAGAGATGTAAAAGGTCGAAGAGGATGTGAAGACTTTAAAGTCATATGTGACGTAACTAATAATACTTCTGCAGTAGTAGATGGTAATAATTTTGTTGCAGACATATACATTAAACCTTCAAGAAGTATCAACTTCATTACTTTAAACTTTGTAGCCACAAGATCCGGAGTAGCATTCTCCGAGATCGCAGGTAATTAATAGGAGACTAACATGGCAATTTTAGGAATTGATGATTTTAAATCAAGACTAACAGGTGGTGGTGCTCGTGCGAATATGTTCAAGGCGACTTTGAACTTTCCTGGGTATGCCGATGGTGATGTAGAATTATCATCTTTTATGTGTAAAGCTGCTCAATTACCAGCAAGTATCCTTCAAACAGTTGAGGTTCCTTTCAGGGGAAGAAAACTTCAAATGGCTGGAGATAGGTCATTTGAACCGTGGAATATTACGGTTATTAATGATACTGACTTTAAGGTAAGAGACGCATTTGAAAGATGGTCAAATGGTATAAATCAACATGAATCTAATGTTGGTTTAGCTAACCCTAATGACTACATGGCAGACATGATAGTTGAACAACTTGATAAGGAAGGTAATCCTGTCAAGAGGTATGACTTTAGGGGTACATTTCCAACAAATATTAGTGCGATTGATCTTTCTTATGAAAATGAGAATCAGATTGAAGAGTTCACTGTTGAACTACAAGTACAATATTGGGAATCAAATACGACTTCATAAGAGGTTATAAATAGTATTAGAGGAGGGAATTATTCCCTCCGATAATATTACGAGGTTATAATATGGCAGAAAATAACGGACTATCGTTGTTCGGTTTTGAGATTAAGCGAAAAGGACAATCAGAAGAGCCTGTACGACCATCATTTGTTCCAAATACAGATGAAGATGGCGCGGGTGTTATTCAAGCTGGTGGTCACTTTGGTGCTTATCTTGATTTAGATGGCGATAAAGCCAAATCAGAGCTAGATTTAATTTTAAAATATAGAGACATTGCAACGCAACCAGAATGTGATGCGGCAGTTGAAGATATTGTCAATGAAGCTATATGTGGAGATTATAATGATACTCCTATTAAATTAATACTGGACCATGTAGAAGCATCTGATAAAATAAAAGAAAGTGTACTAGATGAGTTTGCTCATATATTATCACTACTTAACTTTAATGCATATGGACATGATATATTCCGTAGATGGTATGTGGATGGAAGATTACCTTACCATATTATCATTGATGATAAAAATCCTAAGAGTGGAATAAAAGAGTTAAGATATATTGATCCAGTAAAACTTAGAAAAGTAAAAGAGATTGAGGAAGAAAAGGATCCAAAAACTGGTGCCCAAATCATAAAAAAACAACAAGAGTATTTTTTATTTGAAGATAAGGCATTAGGTAAGTATAATCAAGGGTTAAAAATTCACCCAGATGCAATTGCATATTGTACTTCAGGTGTGTTAGATTCACATAGAAAAAGAATTTTAGGTTATTTACAGAAGGCTGTTAAACCAGTCAATCAGTTAAGAATGATGGAAGACTCACTTGTTATATACAGAATAAGTAGAGCCCCAGAGCGTAGAATATTTTATATTGATGTTGGTAACTTACCTAAGGGTAAGGCTGAAGAATACTTGAAGAACATTATGGGCCAGTACAGAAACAAGATGGTGTATGACGCAAAAACTGGTAATATAAAAGATGATAAAAAACATATGTCAATGTTGGAAGATTTCTTCTTACCGCGTAGAGAAGGTGGGAGAGGTACTGAGATTACTACTTTACCTGGTGGCGAAAACCTAGGTCAGATAGATGATATTTTATACTTCCAGAAAAAACTTTATAAGTCATTAAACGTACCCGTAGATAGATTAGAGCAAGAAGCTCAGTTTAGTTTAGGTAGAAGTACGGAAATATCAAGGGATGAAGTTAAGTTTAAGAAATTTATTGACAGACTTAGAAAAAGATTTAGTGATTTATTCTCACAAACTTTAAGAACACAATTATTATTAAAAGGTGTTATTACTAAAGAGGATTGGTCTGAATGGAAAGAAAAAATACAATTTAACTTTATCGAAGATAACTATTTCTCAGAATTAAAAGAAGCTGAGATATGGAGAGAAAGATTTGATATGTTAGGTTCAGTTGAGTCCTATATGGGTAAATTCATATCAAACGAATGGGTGGCTAAAAATGTCTTAAAAATGGACGATGAAGCCATGAGAGAAATGGAAGACCAGATTAAAAAGGAAAAAGAAGAAGCTCCTGAAGAAGAAGATGATGATTTGGACTTTTAGGAATAGTTTTTTTATAAATATATACAAGAGGAAATATAATGAGTGTAGAAAATTTAGTTAATGATTTGAAAAAAGGCGACAATGTAAGTGCCGGCAAACAGTTTAATAGTACTATGGCCGATAAACTTACTGCCGCATTAGACGCAAAGAAGATTGAAATAGCATCATCTATGGGTCAAAAAGAAGTTAAACAGGAAGATTAACACATGCTATCTTTTGCAGAGCTTAGAGAAAAAACTACCAAGTTGGTATCAGGCGAAAAGTCGGTAAAAACTTATAGAGGTGGTAAAAGTAAAAAAATAGATATTATTATTGCCAAGAAAGGTAATAAATTCTCCGCATATATTGATGGAGAAAGGTTAGATGATAACTATAAAAATGCAAAGGAAGCTGAAAAGTCAGCTAATGACTTTATCAAGCTAATGGGCGAGGAATTAGAAGTATGAGGCTTATAGCGGAATACATAGAAACAGACTTAGATGTTATCGTTGAGAAAAAATCTAATGGTACTAAAAGTCTAGTTATTGAAGGCGTGTTTATGCAGGCTGACAAGAAAAATAGAAATGGCAGAGTATATGAAAAGAATGTACTAGAAAAGGCCGTTAACAAATATATAAAAGAACAAGTACAGACTGGTAGAGCGGTTGGTGAATTAAATCACCCTGAAGGACCAACTATCAATCTGGATAAAGTTTCACACAAGATCACTGACCTTCGATGGGAAGGAACTGATGTTGTTGGAAAGGCATCTATACTGCAAACCCCGATGGGAAAAATAGTTGAAGGATTATTAGAAGGTGGTGTAAAGTTAGGTGTCTCTAGTCGTGGTATGGGAACACTTGTGCAAAAGAATGGTACACAACATGTTGGTGGCGACTTTATGCTATCAACCGTTGACATTGTTCAGGATCCATCCGCTCCAGAAGCCTTTGTAAATGGCATCATGGAGGGGGTAGATTGGGTCTGGAATAATGGTATCCTTGTGGCACAAGAAATTGAATCAATTGAGACTGAAATAAGAGAATCTAAATTAATATCTTCGGATACTGAAATTAGAGCCTTTAAAAATTTCCTCTCTAAATTAAACTCTAAACTATAGGAGAAAGTTATGTCAATCGACGATAAAAAAGCTATCGAAGACATACTATCAGAGCAAACTCAAGAAGAAGAGCTCGTTGAAAATGAGAATTTAGACGAGGAATCTCTTGTTGAGGGTAACGATGACGAAGAAGAAGTAGAGGAAGAAGAAGATGACGAAGAGGTTAAAGAAACCGCTCCGGCACTAAACATTCCAAAAACTAAAGCTGGAGTCATTCAAGCTGCTGTAGAAATGTTAAAGAAAGCAAAAAGCGAAGATGCTAAGAAAATTTATGCCAAAATGGCAAAAGTTGACGAAACATCCGAAGAAGAATCAATTAAGTCTGTTGATGATGCTCTGAAGAAAGTTAAAAAAGCTGCCGACCCTAAAGCGAAAGCTAAGGTAGAGGCTGTGGACTTTGACGAAGATTTAGACGCGCTAATAAAAGAAGAGGCTACTCTTTCTGATGAATTCAGAGGAAAGGCTGGTAGTATTTTTGAAGCGGTTCTAACTTCAAAGTTGACTCAAGAGGTTGAAAGACTCGAAGCAGAATATGCGCAAAACCTGGAAGAAGAAGTATCTGAAGTTCAATCTTCACTTGTAGAGAAAGTAGATTCCTACTTAAACTATGTAGTTGAAAACTGGATGTCAGAAAACGAAGTTACAGTTAATAATGGTCTTAGGACTGAGATTGCTGAAGAATTTATGGCTTCACTTCAGAAAGTATTTGCCGAACATTACGTGGAAGTTCCTGAAAGTAAGGTAGACTTGGTAGATGAATTATCTAACACAGTTTCCGAACTCGAAGAGAACTTAAACAAATCAACAGATGATAATATCAAACTAAATGAAGCAGTTTCTATTTTAGAAAGAGCTGAAGTAGTAAGAGAACAATCATCAGGGCTTGCCGAAACAGAGGCTGAGAAATTAGCATCTTTAGTAGAAGATATTGATTTTGATAACAAAGATACTTTTGAAATGAAAGTAAAAACTGTTAAAGAATCATACTTTAAAAGAGAAGTTAACGAATCAGTTAATGAGGTAGATAGTATTATTGGTAATGACAGTCAAGAAATTGATTTATCAGACACAATGGCTAGATACACACAAGCTATTAGTAAATTTAATAAATAATCTAAACATATTATAGGGGAAACTAAAAATGTTTAACGCAGATTCACAATTAATCGAAAAATGGGGTCCAGTTCTCGAGCACGGTAGTGCGACAGAAATTAAAGATCCTTACAAGAAGGCTGTTACAGCTAGATTGTTAGAAAACCAAGAAGTAGCACTTCGCGAAGAATCAGCACAGATGCAAGGTAACATGATATCTGAAGCAGCTGCAGCCAACAACATTGGCTCAGGTTCTGCTCCAAATAACATTGGAACTTTTGATCCTGTGTTAATTTCTTTAGTAAGAAGAGCTATGCCAAACCTTATTGCTTACGATATCGCTGGTGTTCAGCCAATGACTGGTCCTACTGGACTTATCTTTGCAATGAAATCAAAATACGCATCTCAGGGCGGTAGTGAGGCTTTATTTAATGAAGCTGATACTGACTTCTCAGGAACAGGTACTCACAATTCGTTAGTAACTGGTCTTGAAGGCGTAACTGATGCCACTGGGTCTAACTCTGATCTTTCAGACGAAGACACAATTGGTGGAGTCGGTACTGGAATTACTACACCAAATGCTGAAAGGCTAGGTGTTGGTGCTTCAGGAGATGGTACTTTTGGTGAAATGGCCTTTACTATTGAGAAATCAACAGTAACTGCTAAGTCAAGAGCTCTAAAAGCTGAGTACACAATGGAACTTGCACAAGACCTTAAAGCTATCCACGGGTTGGATGCTGAAGGTGAATTGGCTAACATTCTATCTGCTGAAATCCTTGCGGAAATCAACAGAGAAGTTGTTAGAACAATTATGCTAAGAGCTAAATTGGGTGCACAACAATCATCAGTAGTACTAAAAGGTGCTTTTGATGTTGCTACTGATTCAGATGGTAGATGGATGGTTGAGAAGTTCAAAGGACTTATCATGCAACTAGAAAGAGAAGCAAATATTATTGCTAAAGAAACAAGAAGAGGAAAAGGTAACTTTGTAATCTGTTCTTCTGATGTTGCTTCTGCTCTTGC